GGGGTACAGACAAATTTGTCGTCCCTATGTATATCTTTCTGCTGTCATTTGTTATTTCTTTAGTTATATAACCCAAGTCTTCTAATTTTGACAACGCTCTTTGTACTGTTCTTTCTGTGGTTTCAAAGTTTTTAGCAAAATAAAAATTGTTTGCCCAACAGAAACCTTCTTTGTTTGTTAATGCAGTTACTTCTGCGTACATAAGTTTTGCAAAAGGTGACAATCTTTTATCGTATCTTACTTCTGCGTTTAGTATTGCATAATAATTCGGTTTATCCATTTCATCTCCCATGTAGGGCGAGCAAGTTGGGAGGTACTACCTGATAGGGGTCAGGTGTATTCTTGCCCGCTCTACAATTATATAATA